AAGATTGTATAATGCCATGTAAACTTTGTGTCTACCCATTTCAGGACTTTGTCCTTTCTTTGCAAGCATTTCGATTTCTTTTTTGTATTTCCTTGCAATTTGTTTAGGTTTCATTGCACGACCTTCAACGATATCAGAAGGGTCATACTCCATTTTCTGCATCATTTTTTGTGCAAGATTAACAAGAACTTCAATCTTTGATTTGTCCATTTTCTGTTTGTTCTTGTCATTTACTTTATCATAGATTTGTGTAATCATAGATGCAGTAAACATATCAACCATAACACCACCAACTTTAGCTGCACCTTTTGTGTCAACTATTTTTTGAAGGTCGGGGATTAAACTTTTTTCTGTAAGATTGTTTATATCTTCATGCAAAATACCAACCAATTGATTCATTTCAAATGATTCATTTGCATACTTGAGTGCATGTTTTACTTCTTTAGAATTGAGAATCTTATTTCCGAAAAACTTTTTGATTTCTTTTTGTGCAACTGACATTGCACCACCGAGGTCTAGTGCAACCTCTACTGCTTTTTTGATTTTTGCATCTTTAACTTTATTCTTTTTAAAGTATTGTGCAACTTCTTGACCTGTTAGTTTCTGTCTACCGTATGGCCCTAACGCGTCAACTTTACCGTCTTTGGTTAGGATATCTTTCTTTTCTTTTAACTCTTGGAATATATTCATGGTACTAAAACCCGAACATCATGTCATATAAGTCGGGGTCTGCCTTTTCTATTGCTTTTGCAACACCGTCTCTTACATCGGTGTCTAACTTAGATATCATTTTATCTAATTGTTTAAGTGTTCTTCCTGATAGAATTTCCATGTCGTCATACATTTCTGTTTCTAAATTTTTACTGACGAATTTTGCAATATCTTTAACTTCTCTATCTTGACCTTTGTTTTTCTTTTCTATCTTCTCAACTTTTGCAAGTTCTTTTGCAACATTTTTAAGTCCTTTAGATTGATATTTACCTTTCTTTCCTTCGTCTAGTTCTACTTGTTCTGAGAAATGTTTAATCATTACATCAGTTGCTTTATGTAAATCACTTTTACTTCCCTTTGCTATGACTCTGTAGTATCCATATCCTTTTTCTGCAACTGCAGAATCAACAAACTTTTCTATTTTCTTTATGAACATATCAGCTTCTTTCTGATTATCGAGAACATAAGTTATAGCTAGTTCGTCTAATTGGATACCTCTAAAATATTCTCTGACTGATACACCTTCGTTCTTACCTTTATAGTTCTTATCTACATAGTCAAAAAACTTTTTCTTTTCTTCGTCTGATTTAAAATCTGCTGGAGAGTTCACACCAAATTTCTTTAGTGCTTTCTTAAAGAACTCTTCGTAATCTGCGCCCTGTTGTAGAAGTTTTCTTGAATCTTCTACTAGGTCTTTGGGTAGGTCGTGTATCATTGTTCCAATTCTCCTTTTTCAAAATAGTCAAACATTTTTTGTTTGCCTTCTTCGTTCAGTTGGAGTTGTTTTGCAAGACGACCCAACATATTTCTTTCTACGAGTTTCTCTGTAGTCTTTTCAACTGATTCTTGAACTTCGGTTTCTTCCATTGCTGGGAGTTCACCCATTTTTGCAGCCATTCTTGCAAATCCTTTTGGATTTTGTTTCTGCATTTTTTGTAGAACTTTGACATCAGTCATATTAAGGAGATTTGCAACTCCAGCGACTTCGTTATCCTTCTTGAGTCTGAACAATTTCTTAATCATGTCACCACTGGACATGTTCTTTTCGTCTAAATCTAACTCAACTTCTTCTCTTGCATCGATAATCTTTTGAGTTTCTAGTTCACCGATTAATGATAAGATTTCTTGTTGAGCTTTTAGAATAGACTCATACTTCTCGTTGAATTTGGTATCCTTAAGTGTTTGGTCACCCATTTTTGCAATCTTGAAGTAATCTTTCTTTGCCTTTTCAATAAGTTTAGAAAGTTTCTTGACTGCACCAATCTCTTTATCAGTGACTTCTTGAATGTCGTCAAATGTATTAAGTTCTTCTTCAATTTGAGATTCAAGAATCTCGTCCGCTGTTTTCTCCACACTACCTTCTTTTAAAGCAATGTGATTACGAACTTGTTCTAGTTTCTCTTTCCAGTTTTCTGACTTATAACTCATAACAGTATTATTTATATATTCTCTATCTTTACAACAAGATTTCCTTGTCCTTTTATAACTCGGTGATATACCATTCTAGGGATTGCATATTTTTTACCTACAATTAGGGTTTGAGGAAGCTCGTTATCTAACTGCAACTTCCAGTCCTGTCCATTAAGAACCGTGACCCGTCTAGTGTCTTCGTCCCTATGCCAGATTAACTCTCTGTCTTCTAGGTCTTCTTCGAAAGTCCTACAAATATAGGTTTCTTTCGTCCCGTGTTTCTCTAGTTTTTCATCGGTATATGGTCGTGTCATACCTTTCCTTATATTATATATGGTTTACCAAAAGAAGTCTCCACCGTCTGAAAGACCCAATTGTTTTGCATACTGAGGTAAACGACATGCCCAGTATCGAGCAGTTGTTTTGTCATTTGCAGTATCACATTTGTGTCTTGCAGCGAAAGATTTTCTTGCAGCTTTATTACCTAATTTTACTTTTAAACCTGTTGTATCACCCCATGTTATCTTCTTAATTTTCTCTGTCTTTGGGTCTTTTACATAAACATAGTATTTCTTTGGGCCACCGACTTTGGGTGAATTGAGTTCTACATCTTTCTCTTCGTGCATAGGACAATCTAAGGGTACATTTTGTCCCTTGTATTCTGCAAACTCTCCTAAATCTGTCTCTAAAAGTCTGTTATCTACTGCAGTAGGTTTGTAATTACCCTCTAAATGTAGTCTTCGTGCTTCGTTGATTGTTTGAAAGAACATTTCTGAACCCAAACGGAATGGATTGTCAAAAATATTGACTTCGTTCTCTTGCATACTATCAAGAGTTTCTTGGATTGCAATACTTTTGAAAGGTTTCATTACTCACCCCTGTCTTTCTTGACTAGGTCACTCATAATTTTCATGTTCTCTTCACCACTTTTACTTGCATCATATTCGTATGCTTTCTCTTCTTCTCCTACTGCCCAACTACCGTCAATATATTTGACTTTTACTTTTTGCATAGGATAATCAGGTATAGCGAAAGGTGCAACTTCTTCCTGTATCTCTTCAACTTTAAACTCTTCGTTGTAAGGATAATTCTTTAAAGGATTACCAAACACCTGAGAAAAGTGTTTCTTGACTTTATTCTTTTGTTCGTGGAATGCCTTTTCTTTTTCCTCTATGTAGTCTTCTACACTTTGGCCAGGCGTATCTTCTTGATAAGATACTCTAATCTCATCTGTACCTAATTCAAGGACTCCGTTATCATGTTTATTTCCTGACATAATTAATTAACAACACTCACAATTACAACATTTGCAACATTTACAGTTCATGTTTTTATTTCTCCTTTTTTGATAAGTATGCGGCAATGGCCATTTTTCTAATTTTCTTATCGGATTTACCCTTAAACTGGGGCGCATCCGACTTCCTGAAATCGTCAATATAATCTCCTGCGTCTGATTTTGCAGTTAACTTCTCACCATACATTTTTGCAAACTTCTTAGTGTGGGTAGATTTTTTAGTCTTGATTGGATTACCCTCGTCATCTTTATCGCCTGGCGCAGGGCCCGTCTTTCCTTGTTTGAAGTGTGCGTCTCTCTTCTGTTTAGTTTCTTTGTCTAAACCTTTGTAGTATTTTTTAGGTTGTGTACCCTTATTCTTACCTACATCTCTGTCTTGTTCTTCTTTGTCCTCATACTTTGGTGATTTCTTTTTAGTTCCGTCTGCACGAGGTATAAGTCCTTTTGCTTTTAAATGTGTTATATCACCGAATCCAGCCTTACCAGCTTTGTGTCTTTTCATTGCATCTTCTGTATCAGGTGCTTTCTCTTCTAATTCTACGGATTCGTTAGCTTTTCTTGCAGATTCTCTTTCTGCTTCAATCTGTTTGTTTATAGCTTCTTTTTCTTTCTGTTGATTGATTCTCTCCATTTCTCTCTCATGTCTATCTTGGAGATTCTCTAATTCTAATTCGTGTTTTGCTTGAAGTCTTTCTAATTCTTCTGCCTGTTTTGCTTTGAGATTTGCAGCGTCAACTGCAGCGTCTTCTTGTATAGGTTCGTCCCCAAACTTGAGGAATAGTCTATTTTTGGATTGTTTTTTATCTGTGACTTTTGCACCTACCATTGCACCGATTGTATTAATCATTGCAATACCTTTCTCAGAGTTCTTTTGATACTCTCGACCTAACTTAGATTTTAGGTCTGACATGATTTTATCTAGAACACTTGAAAAATCAGATACAAGTTTACCTTCTTCCAAAGGGAGTTCTTTTTTAATCTCGTTGAATTTTTTTGCAGCCATAATACTATTTATCCTTTTTTCCTTGCAAGCATTCGTTCTTTCCACTTGAGAGCAAGTTTATTCTTTGGATAAGAAGTAGTCCATGTCATTAATTTACTGTACAATGCACCTGCCTTTTTATCTAATGCTTGTACTGTATCGTCATTTTTAATCTCATAGAAATCTCTTCCAAATAGTTTTTTGTACTCATTTGCAGCTGCCATTGCTTTGTCCCAATCTGATTTTACAATTTCAGGTGGAAGTTTTCTTGCACGCATATCATTTCTTTTTTGTGCATTATCTAAAGAAGTCACAACGAATACCATTTTGTATTCATATCCTAATTTATCTAATAACTTTTTATAACTGACAATCTTATTTTTATTTGCAGCTGTAGTGTCGAATATCATACCAAGTCTTCCAGCAATATAATTATCCATATTCTTACCAGTTATCTTCTTTGCCTTTGCACGAATCGGGTCAACCTTATCAAAGTCTGCACCCCTCAAATCAAGAGATAGACCTGCTTTCTTTAATCCGTTCTCAAATGCTTGGTCGGTATTTACCATTTTAAGACCTAGTGCTTTCAACCCAAGTTTATTTACAACTGTAGATTTACCACTGCCTGGCCCACCCATAAGGAAAACTGCTTTGAAGATGCCTGGGTCATAAACTCCTTCTTTGACTAAATCTTCTATCATATATTCAGGTAGAGTTCCTTCGTTGATACCCATACCTTTTCTGATATCGTCATATAGTTTCTTTGCAAGGTTTTTACCTTTACTTGGAACACCGTCTTTGAACCCTTCGAAATCTCCTTTCTCTGCAAACTCTCTCATTTTACTTGCAGACATTCCTGATACATCATCTGCATCGGGGTCTCTTTCTCCAGCAGAGATTATATTAATCTCTTTGAATTTGTAATAACCGTGTCTTGCTTTAACTCCGTTGTATTTTGTTAATAGAGCTTCAAACTCTTTTACTCTGTCTGAACCTACAACCATATTTACTTTAGTATATTTCTTTTGTTGTAGATAATTACAAATCTCAAATACAGTTCTTACATTTGCATCAACTACAATTCTTCCAAAGAACTTACGGAGATATTTTACTTTGTCTTTATGTGATAACGGATTTTTTCTTTTGTCGTTTGAGTGGGAAGAGAATAATAAAATATCTGTACCCTTACCCACTGATTGAAGTTTCTTTACAAGTTTTTCGTGTCCTGTTGTGGGTGGGTTGAATCGACCAAAAGTAAATGTTGCACCTTGGTCTTTTGCTTCTGTTAAAAATTTACCGAATGTTTTCATTACTTGTCCCAGTTCTTTTGTGCAGTAAAGTTATTGAATGCAAACTCCATTCGGTCTACAAGTTTAACTGCACTTCCTGTTTTATCGATTGCAACATAACCTTCGGGGTTTACTACCTCAAAACCATTTGCAGTCTTTTTAAATGTTCCTATACTCTTTACTCTATTTAGGACATTTATGACCATTTGTTTTGCACTGACTAAGTGTCCCATGAATGCAGTAAGGTTTGTTATAAACTTTTTAAGAGACCTCAACTCTTTTAAAATAGAGTCACCAATTTCTCTCTTGATTTGTTTTGTCTTTTCTGTTTTTACTTTACCAACTACCTTATCAGCCCAATAAGACTCGAAGTGTGATATGTATCCTTCATATGTCGGATTGAAACTACCACCTCTGATAAGTGTATTACAATATGTTTTATAACTTGCACCAGCTCCCTTAGAACCGATTGCAGTTTGTAATTCTTGAAATTTATTTAAATCTTTTTTCTTGATTCCGTGGAATGCACTTCCTGTTTTAGATAATTCTTGAGTCAATGCAAGTGTTTCTTTTGCAGTCATGGAACCTTTACCACTTACATCTTTATAACTTGCATCGTCAATCCATACATCTGAACTACTTCCTAGTTTAGATATGTTTGCACCAAAACTTGCACCTAAATCTTGTATAGTTCCACCTGTGTATGTGGTATGAAATACAATACCCATTTTAGATTTTGCAATTTGTTTACCTAAATCTGATTCAGCTAATACTGCATATAAAATAGTATTTGGTTGGAATGTGATAAATGATTTACCGTCAATCTTTTGCATTTTCTTATCGTTGGTATACATTAAATCACCTTGCATGATTGTATTCCAAGATAGTTTAGATAGGTATTTGAATGAAGTAAGAAACTTCTCTTGTAATTGACCTGATAAATCGGGTGATTCTTTTATCTCTTGTTCTGAGGTATAGAATAAAGGTGTCTTATTAAATAGTGATTTCTTTGCAACAAAGAATTGACCAGTCTCGGGGTGTTTACCACAAAAGATAGCAGGAGCTCCGTCCCACTTTACAGTCATTTTAACACCTGACTGTGCATTTCCCTTTAACATGTCACGAAGACCTTGCAAAAAGTTTATTGCACCACGACCACCGTCAATACCTTGATTGATGATTTCGTCTTCTAAATGTTCTAAATGTAAGTTCTTTGCACCCATAATAGTATTATATCACAATTTTCTGTGGAATACTACTATTTATGATTTTTTTTGATTCGGGTGACTATTCTCCTGATGCACCACTGTCTATTTTATTCTGTAGTGTGGCCTTCTTTGCAGTCAAATCAGTGATATTTTGTTTATGTGCTGTCAATGCAGCTTCCATACCAGTTTGAGCTCTTACATTAGAACCATTATCTGACCAGTCTTTCCATGCTTCATAAACACCCAGTGTGACTGGGTCTGTCTCATTTTCATCAACTGTCGGATATTGACTTCTCCACCATGCAAAGTAAGCGTCACCACCACCTGTACCAGTCCATCTATGATTAGATGCACCAGTGGTATCATTAGGGTCACAACCGTCTGTATGTGCTGGATTACTCCAGTCTGCAGCTTCTCCTCTAGGGCCGAATACATTACTATTGGTTCCTTCAATCCAATCTCTGTATCGTTCCTGTCGTGCAATTCTTAAATCTAATAAAGCAATTTGGTCTGCCCATGCTCCCATGTGATTTCCTCCTAAAAGAACTATTTAGGTTTTTGAAAGGGGTGAAGAGTGAAGTTTTTCTTCTACTTGTTCGAGTTTCAACTGTATCATATCAGCCTGTTTAAGATTACCACTCTTCTTTAAATCTCTGAGAGATTTTTTGAGTTGTATCTTATAGGTAATCAGTTCGATTACTTCATCAGACTTCAATGTTTTTTTAGTTTCCATAACAGTACATTATATTATACAATACTATTTATGGTATGACAAGAGGGTTTTTATACCTTTAGACTTTTCTGTAAAGATGCAATTTCCTTCTTCTGACGGTCATTTGGTTCCTTTACTTTTAGTAAATTATCTAGGGCAACTTGTCTTCTATTTTGTATGTTTTTCTTTCTTATCATATTTTAAAATCCGAATATCTATCTCTTCCTCTGTCTGCAACTGGTATAGAATCATCATAATCATTCTCTGCAGAATCTATCAACTCTTCCTGAGCTTCTTGTTCACAGTCATAAAGTTTCATTCTTGACCTATCAATACCGATTACAAATCTCTTGAATATTGTTGGGTCATTGTATCTGTTCTTCAATTGTTTCACTACTAACTGGTCTAGGTCTTCGAGCTCGTCACTTGTAATCAATGCAAACATTAAGTCTGCAGTTGCAGGCAGACCAAAAGATTCAGAAGTATCTTCGAGTCCAATATCTGTAGAACCATAACCACTTCTTGTAGTTTGTGTTGCAGATACAACTGGAACATCATATTCAACTGCAAGACCACGAAGTTCTTCTGCAATACTCTTAACTAGAGTGTAAGAGTTTGCACCTGAGCCTGGCCTGATTCTATGACTTGCACAAATGTTTAGATAGTCAATGAAGATAATATCGGGTTGAAAATCTTTCTTGATATCCAGTTCTTGTAATAAATGTCTGAAATGTCCAGCATGTGCAGCTGCAGTTGGATACTCTTTTACAATCAGTTTACCTTTTGTTTTGTTCTTGAGTTTCTCAATCTTCTTGTCATACATTTTCTTAGACAAGTCGGGAAGTTCTTTCATAGGAATGTTCAAAGTATTTGCATCGATTCTCTCTGCAATTCTTTCTTCTGACATTTCCATGGTAATGTACAATACATTCTTTCCCATTACAAGACAAGAAGACGCTTGGTGACACATAAACAATGATTTACCAACACCAGTACCAGCAAGAACAATATTCAAAGTCTTGTTTGGTAAACCACCCTTAGTAATCTTGTTGAAGTATTCTAGGTCAAACGGAATCTTCTCTTCTTCCGTATGATAGAATTCAAATCTTTCGTCTGCGTCTTCTAATACATCGTGTCCAATGTGGGTATCAAAGGACACGGAAAGTGCATCTTTCAAAAGTTCGGGTATCTCACCAGTAGAGCGTTGTGACTTCTTATCTATGACTTCTATAGAGTCCATGACTGCAATATAGATTGCTCTATCTTTGCACCACTTCTCTGTCTCGTCTAATAACCAGTCTTGAGGTGTGTCGTCTCTACCGAAACCTTCTACAATAGATTTAGAATCTGTGATAATCTTCTCATTTACATTCGTAGAATTATCAAGATTTATGAGAAGTGCTTCTACTGTAGGTGGTTTAGTATACTTCTGAAAGTATTCATATGTAAATTCATATATCGTTCTTTCAGCTGTATCTGTGAAATACTCGGACTTTAGAAAAGGGATACACTTCCGTGTAAACTCTTCATTCTGAATCAGATTCTTGAGTATCGTCTGTTCTATTCTCGTTTCCATATTTAAAATAATCTCTTACTACAACTTCCAATCTTTCCATTACTTCATCAGTAAAGTATTTCTCGGGGTTGTTATTAATAGTTTTACCAAATTCTGTTTTACCATTTGGTAGTTCAATCCTTGTTGACGATTTCTTGAAGATACCACTTGCAAGTGCAAGGTCAAGTAAACCATAGTATCTATCTAGACCCGTTTCATAATTGAGTCTGACATCAACCATTCGGTTCTCCACTGTCAATCTAGATTTTGCATTCTTACAGTGTATGATATTTCCTACCACTTCTGTTCCTTCTTTTTCTTTCTTCTTTGAAAGATAGATAATTGAAGAGGCTGCATATTTCAAACCACTTCCACCACCCATTTCTTTCTGAGGGAACATAGAACCAATCACATCATAAGTGTGGTTAGTCACTATCATAGGGACTCCTGCCCTACCAAGTTTTAGGGTCAATACTCTGAATGCACCTTTAACAACTTGAGCTCGAGTCATGTCTCGGGTTTCTTTACCCTCTGCAGTGTCCTCAATCTCTTTTGTAGTAGACAACATACCTAATGAATCAAGACACATCATCATAGGTGGTCTTTCTGATTCATCTGTTTCAAGATACTTATCGAGAATGTTGATTGCCTGATTTCTGAATTCTTGAACTGTCACCACAGGCACGATAACAATTCTGTTTGAATCGATTCCTCTATCTTCAATCATATCTTTACTGATTGCAGATTCGGATTCGAAATAGATTACTGCAGCCTCGGGATTATCTTCTAGGAACTGTTTACACATTCCCAGTGCAAAGTAAGTTTTACCTGTTGCTGATTCTCCTGCGATTGCAGTGATTTTGTTTTTAGGTAATCCACCGTGTAGTGAACCACTCAATAATGCATTGAAGACATAACTCCCTGTATCAACAAAGGAATCAACATCTCCAGCTGCAACACCATCTGAAACGACATTTGCATATTCGTTTCCTGATGCTTTAACTAAGTCTTTTAAAAATGACATAACACACTCCTCATAAATGTATAATAGTATTCATTATAGTATATATGAGGAGTGTTGTAAAGGTGGTTTCTTAACTTTCTGCTAAGATTCCCTCGTCTTCCTCAGTTATACCTAATGTTTTGATAAGTGATTGAACTTCTGAACCATTATCATTGTATAATGACTCAAGTCCTTTTTTCAATAGGTTCCTACCTACTGATTGTATCTTCTTACCAGCAATCAAAGGTGTGATAAAGTCTGAGTAGAGAACTTCACCACCGTCTGCCATCTCTGCAAATTTGTTTTTGATTTCAGTGATAGAAGCAGTGTTAACTGTCAAATCACTTTCATTTGCATGTAATAATGCAGCCATACCTAATAATAGGTTTACTGACATTTGTTGGATATTAGGATATGCTTTCCTAATCACCTCAGATGATTCAACTAAGAACCTAGCGTCTACTGATTCCCAGTTTTTATCGAACATTCCAAACCCACCAAGTGAGTATGCATCTGTATCGGGGTTAGTTTTACCGACATCTAACTTACACCTTTTTAGTAATGAAAGTTGTTTCATTGCTTTAGGGTCTTGAAAAACAACTTTTGACCTAAAGATTTCATCAGGTGCCATTGAAGTTTGGTCTGCATTACGAGTCTTGAACATTCTTGCTTCGATTTGTTGACATTGTTCATCTGTATGAGTAATGTCATGTTCAAAGATAGAAGCTTGAATTTCTGAAAGACCAGCAATTGCAGCCATGATACACCTATGGAATCCGTCCCATACGAACATTCTTCCATCAGGTCTGATTGCAAGGTCTATATGACCTGCTACCGATTTATCAAAACCACCAAATTCACTATTAATCAGACGATTAATTAGTGCTTGGATTCTGAGTCTCCTCTGATATGTCAAATCAACATAGATTTCAGACAAAGGAATTAATCCATTGCCAGAATATTCTACTGCTTTTTTGAGATTTTTGAGGGTGTCAACTTTGAAATTATCGATTTGCACGATAATTTTTATGATATCCGAGAGTTTGACTACTCCCGTCATTGCAGCGATTTCTGCAAATGCTTTTTGTTTCTTCATTTTTTGTCTCCAATATGAAGGTTATTGTATTCGGGAACTCCGAACACTTGTATATATTTAGTATACTACTAAGTTAAAGAATGTGCAAGGGGGTTTTTAAGATTTGTTGTAAGTATCTTTTATTTTCTTACCATTTCTCT